TTGCCCTTAGGCGTACCACCAAACACCGCCCAACCTAGCCGGTCTGACAATGTGGGTCGAATGACGTTACCCCAAACGCTAGGCTTGAAGTCACCGTATTCGTCAAGGTAAACGCCGTTAAAGCCCAGCCCCCGCATGGCATCAGCGTTATCTGAGCCAAACAGCATAATCTTTGCACCGTTCAGCAGCTCTACCGACAAATCGGATTCATTGATGGTCTTTGTGATTGGTGCGGCGTAATATTTGAGGTAATCCCACGCCACCCGCTTGGCTTGGCTTCTAAATGGGGCAATGTAGGCATATTGGGCTGATCTGTTGCCCTCGGTGATACCGCGCTTTATCAGGTCGTTGATTGCCGCTACGGTCTTTCCAGCTCTACGGTGTGCTACTAAGCAAGACCAGCGCTCGGTGCGCTCATGGAATGGCATAAAAGCCGCCCTTGGGGAATAGGGCAGTATTACTTCACGCCGCCCCATGTCACCACCATTTCTACCGGCCCATCGTCTTTGCCAGTAATCTCAGTCCTTGCCAATTTGGGTACATGGTATTCAACTACCGATTGGAATAGCTCAAAGGCTTTGGCAGGGTTGGGTTTAATGTCGTGGTCAGGAACGCCGTTAGCGACCTGATCAAGCCAATGCTCTAGCCGGTGTGAGTTGTTGTCAACAAACATGGCTATGGCCTGCCTAGCCTCGACTGTGCGCTTGTTTGGCAGTCCCGCGGGTCGTCCTGGGCCTGCTGTTGTTTTATCGCCTTTTTTAAACGCCATAAGTTAAGGATGCTTTACAATATGGTTTTGGAGGTGTCATCATGAATATTTACTCACCAATTGTCAATACAGATGTTGTCATGCCGCAAGAAATGTTAGATGGGTTAACAGCTCATGAAACTTTTTGTATTATGTCAAAAATTAACGCCGTTACGGTTGACCACGTTAAATCTTTTTTGTCATCCCATTACGGTGATGAGTTAGCCAACCAATTTAAACCTGAGTATTTGTTTAGTAACCCAACGCTTTGAGCAGGTCTGCGCTGATTACCCCTGCATAGGGTTTCATTTGTAAAGCTCGCAAATCCTGTGGGCTTGGGTTTTTTGGGTCAACAATACCTCGTTGCTTAACAACTTCAGGCAACAATTCAAAAATGTTTCTATCTTCAGCCGCTACGCCCAAACCTTGGCCTGGCACTCCTCGCGGGTAAGACACATGGCCTGATTGCATGACCATTGGTTGACCAGCAAAGATTTCGCCAATGTTTTGGATGCCGCCCTCTTGTGCGGTGTATTGCTTGGGGTCGGTTACAGCTAATCGGGCTTCACCAATGTTAAGCCCACCCATGTCTCTAAATTGCACATCCATCATGTTTTTCAAAGCTTTGCGAGTTGTGTCCGGTGCATCGCGGTATTGAGCTATCCCTTGCGGTGTTCCAAGGCCAGCCCAATCAGGAATCAATTTTTTTATTTCTCGGTTAACTTTATTTTTTGCGCCCTTGCCCATAACGGTGTCAGCGTAACCAAGCATGGTCTCACCGGTCATGTGAGCAAAGTCACCACCAGTTGGAGCCATGCGCCAAGGAATGTACAAAGGATTTTGTCCAGTTACATCTTTAATAATTTCTGCATTGTTAAGTATTTGCTTGACAGGCTGCTCCGCAGATGCCCACACCTTGCCAGGATTGTTAAACATATAGTCTTGACCGCCCAAATAGTCAACCGGTACGTTTAAAGGAATATTGTTGATACCTGTTAATTGACCGCCAGCCGCAGTCCTGTCTGACATACTAGTAATAAATGGCCTGCCCTCTAAATCCACCAATGAAATAGTTGGCGGCGTGGCTGTGGATTTTGGGTTTACTTGCAAAGTCAAGGCTTGCAACCTAGCTTGTTCTTTTGCCCTTGGGTCAAACCTTGGGTCATATTCAACAATATTTTTAGGCTTTGGCGTAATGTCACCCAACAATGACCGTGTGGGTTGGCCTGTCATGGCAACATTGATCTCTTGCCCCGCTAATTTTGCATACCCTGTCATCGCCGGTTTAGCTATTTTGCCTAAGGCTGGAGCCATGTACCCGCCCAGCTCTTCCATGCCTGCTGTTTCGGGTCTTGCTACCGTTTTTCTTGGCATCATGCCCAAAATGTCTGTGGTGGTTGGCAATACAGGGGTTTCGTTAACACTTACCCCGCCCGCGCCAAATGCTTTGTTTATGCCCACCCGAGCCAAGCCCTCTAGGTCGCCACCCGCGCCAGGCACTTGCGCTACGCTTCCCCGAATTAGCGATTCAAGGTTGCTTAACGACCCCGAGCCAATGGCTTTGAGCATTCCAAGCAGGTCGGATGCGCTGGCTTTCTTGCCGTTCTTTAGCGTGATCAGCGTGTCAGGCGTAATGCCGCCGGTATCTTGTCCATACCCACCACCAAGCGCCGCAGCTAAGTCTCGGTAATCAGCCATCAACTGTTTCCCGCATTTTGATCAAGCCATTCATCATACGGCTTTTAGTGTTAAACCATTGCTTGCTAAAGTCGCAATTTTGGTAATGGTCAAACTCGGGGATGCCTAGCGTGTAATGGGCAATCTTGGCGTTCTTGTTCTCTTGCTCGCCAACCAGTACGTTCCATTCTTTCGGTAACTCACCGATTAGCGAATCAGGCAACCAACCGAATCGGTGAAGCTCTGAGCCGCTGTGGTCATCCACAAAATCAGGCGTTAAAACTCTGTTTCTGAGGTGATCGCAATTCCAAAGTATTAAACTTGACCAATTCTTTCGGGAATAGTCCCGATTTGCCGATTCCATCGGTGTACCAATATATTTCCTTGGGTGCTTGGTCTGATACTCATGCTTGACCACTTGCACCGCCTTGGTCGGGTCAAATAGCTTGTTAAGGTTGTCTATGTTGGCAAGCATCAGCATATCGCTTGCATCCATGAATATCGCTCTGCCAGTGAAATTAGTGAAGTAGGGTACAAGAAACCGCTGATAGGTAAATGCGTTTGTGCCGTCCCGCTGTGTGCCATATAACGGTGTTATGGCTACTGGCTCGCTGGTGCGCTCAATCAGGCTTTGGCAAAACACATGGTAGCCAATAGCCTCCCTTGGGTCGTAACCAGCAAATATCCTGATCATTTGAATGACAATAAATATATTGTGCTGTCAATCAACGCGGCAATCTCGTCCACAATGTTTTGCAGCTCGGTGTCATCAGGCAAAGCTTGGCGGTTTTTGTAAACGTAATCTTTGATGCTGGTCAGATACTTAACAGGGTCTTTGGCATTGTGGAAGTTCTCAGGAAAATCCTTGATCTTCTCGTAACAACCCGAATAAGCCTCTGCATAACTGTCAGCCAGCTCAACAATGGCAGGGTAATACTTACCCAAAGCCTTATGCGTAGCGTATGAATCGGTACTCAGGTGCATAAAATGCGTCACCGTTGAGCTGTGAAACAACGTGGAAATGAAGTCGGCAACGTCTTTTTTCATGTTTACCCTAAAAAAAGCAGGGGTCAATGCCCCTGCGAATGAGACAACTGCACATCTATTGTAAACGTAGGAATGGGTACGTCAACAGGCCAAGCGCCTTGATTAAAAAGTTTTGCAACGGTTGCAATGTGGGCGTGATGCCATTTTCTTTGCCTTTCCTCTTTACTTAACTCTTTGCCTTGGTCAATCTCGTAATGGCACTTCAAGCATAAAGCCGCCACTAGGTTGTCATCAGCTTTAACCCCTCGACCCTTGCCACCACCCCAATTGGTGTGCGCGGCCTGCACCATATTGCCCGACCCGCAGGCTTGGCAGTCAAGTCCCGCCACCAGCTTTAGTAGTTTTTTGCTTCTTATGTATTGATGTTTTTGGTACAAGTATTGTCTCCAATGTGGTAAATCTGTGCTCGTTAGCGCATTCCAAACGCCGCCTGCGTGTGTTTCCTGTTGAAGTTCTTGTTTCTTTGACTATTGTCCAAGTCCCGCATTCGGGACATTTCATTGGTGTGCCTTGTCTTGCATTCTGTTTGTTGCCTCTCGTGTTCGCCAAATCTCTATGTCAAGCCTTGCCGCCTCAATCTCCCATTTGAGGGTCTCTTCTTTTTCAATTGCCGCAGCCAATCCCCTTAACAGTTTGGCATAAATAGGGTCGGCGTAGGCTTCACGTTCTTGTGCATTTGCCGCCTCAAAGCCCATTTCTAAAGCATCTTTCATTAACAAGGCTTTTTGGCTTTTGCGAAATTCCTCAAGGTAAACCCTTTGGGCTTTAGCCTCACCGTAAGCTGGCGCTTTGTCTCGGATGGCTTGCGCCGCTTCTTCGGGTTTCATTTGTAATCCTGCTCTGCCATTTGGCAAAAAATAGAACATTCAATGTTTTGCTCAGATGGATAATGCCCATCAGTTGGTTTTAGCTCATCTAAATATCGGTCTTTAAAAACTGTTTGGCTTTTAGAACGTTCTAACTTTGCCATTCGGTCAAAATGTTCAGGAAAATCAACCTTAATTTTATTCCAATAGCCCATTCCACCTTTGACACAACCAATGCAATTGTTGTTGTGATAACCAAGGCGATACATTGCTGGCAATTCAATATTGGCGTTTTCTAGCATTGCCAAACAATCTTCTTTAGAAAGCCCTTTGTCAATCAATGGTATCCAAATGTCAACATCATTGTTGGCATCAATAAACCTATCTAATCGGGCTTGTTCTTCAGCTGTATAACCAAACACTTGCCTGTCATTAGCCAATTCAAATCTTTGACGCACTTGCTTTTTTAAGGCCCTCGTGCATGGTGCGCCCTTGGGGGTGCGAATGTAATTTTTCTCAAACACTCGATAAATTGACCCCTCATAAAATTCATTACGCAAAATTTGTATTTCTTGGCCAAACCAAGTTTCACAATCTTTAAGAAATCTCTTGTTGTCGGGATGTTCTTCTGCAACTTCGGTGTAAGCAATGATTAAGGGCAATTTGCCATCATTTTCAGCAATCGCTAGTTTTGTAGCCACCGCACTTGCTGCACCGCAACTAAACCAGCAAACTATTCTCATTTTAATATTCCAATCATGCGTAAAGCCGCATCAGGGCTGTCAATCTTTGCCAAGGTACTTCCTCCCCAACTTTCAAAAAAGTCTTGCTGTAGGGCTGTTAAACGCTTTTTAGCGTCTGTTTTGATCTCCACTAAGAACGTGTGCCCCTTGTAACCAACCAGCAAGTCAACCGGCAGGCTAATGATCCACACATTGGCGCCAGCAGCTCGTAAGGCAACCACAATTTGATCTTGGTTTGCGTCCACCCTTTTAGCGTGTCTCATTCATTCGCTTTCTGAGGTTAACGGCGGCCGCTGATCCACGGCGTTTTTCTATGTCTAAGTAAACCTGTGACCACCATGCCGATGCTTTGGTTTTCCCAAGGTCTCTCACTTTCTTGCGGTATCTCTGCACCCACTCCCGCGCTTCCATCGTCCTCA